TTAATAGCTTTACCCACAAGAATTGCACATCAAGTAATCTCTGTGGATAACTATGCTGAAGCAGAACAAGTCATCAAGGAGAGAGTTCACGAAGCATTGGATGAACTAGCAAACAATGGAATACCTAAGAAATATAGAAAAGGTGATACAGGAGACGAACCAGATATGGGCAGCTCCACCGAATCTCAAGATTAGTTCTTGGGCAGATGCCTACCGCAAACTTTCACCTGAAGCATCTGCTGAAGCAGGTCAATGGAGAACTGACAGGGCAGAATATCAAAGAGACATCATGGATTCATTCTGTGACCCTAATATTGAAAGAATTGTGGTCATGACCTCAGCACAAGTCGGCAAAACGGAGATTCTGCTAAACTCCATTGCATATTACATAGATCAAGACCCATCACCTATGCTTATAGTGCAACCTACTCTTGCTATGGGTCAGGCATTCTCAAAAGATAGACTTGCAGCAATGATTAGAGACACAGAAAAGATCAGAGACTGTGTAAAAGACTCAAAAAGCAGAGATAGTGGCAATACAACTATGCATAAGAAGTTCGCAGGCGGTAGTTGTACTATCGTTGGGTCTAATTCGCCAAGTGGATTGGCTAGTAGAAGTATCAGAATCCTCTTAATGGATGAGATAGACCGTTGGGAAACTTCTGCAGGAAGTGAAGGTTCGCCAATATCTTTGGCTATTGCAAGAACCAAGACATTCGCAAATCGCAAAATCTACATGTGTAGCACACCAACCATTAAAGGATTATCAGCAATTGAAGCTGCATTCGAAGAATCAGATAAACGTTATTACTATGTTCCGTGTCCAGAATGCCAACATATGCAAGTTTTGAAATGGAAAAACGTAGTCTGGGAAGAAGACAAGCCTGAAACTGCTACTTATGCCTGCGAAGAATGCGGTTCAGTCATTGAAGAATCTAAAAAGCAATGGATGATCAAGAATGGTGAATGGAGAGCAACAGCAGAAAGTTTCAAAACAGCAGGATTCCATATCTCGGAGCTTTATTCTGTTTGGTCAACTTGGGGTCAGATGGCTAAAGCATTTCTTGAGTCTAAAAAGAATCCAGAAACATTAAAGACGTGGGTCAATACAGCTCTCGGTGAAACTTGGGAAGAACAGGGCGAAGCTGTTGAGTATGAAACTCTTCTTGAACGTAGATTGAACTATGATCACACCTCAGTTCCAGAAGATGTTCTAATTTTAACTACTGGTGTTGACGTTCAGAAAGATAGATTGGAATTACAAACCGTTGGATGGGGTAAAAACTATCAAGCATGGGTCTTGGATTACAAGATTCTTTGGGGAGACCCAAATGCATTTAATGTTTGGAACGATTTAGATGCTTATCTCAAGAAAAGATTTAAAACTGAAAGCGATAGAATGATTCCTATCTCTTGTTGCACCGTTGACTCTGGTGGTCATCATACTCAAAGAGTTTATGAATTCACTAAAGCAAGACAGGGTAGAAGGGTATTTGCAATCAAAGGTTCAAATCAAACTGGTAAAGCAATTGCAAATAGACCTACTTTTGTTGGTAAAAATAAAGCTGTCCTTTATCCAGTTGGAACTGACACAGCAAAAGAAGCAATTTTTGCAAGATTATCTACCGACAAAGAAAATACAACGCTAAATTTTTGCTCAGATCTAGACGAGGAATACTTTAAGCAGCTCACAGCAGAAAAAAGAATCACAAAGTTTGTAAGAGGAAGAAAAACGCTTGTCTGGAAACAAATTAGACCAAGAAACGAAGCATTGGATACATTGGTTTACAATTTTGCAGCTATCTACATCCTGAATCCCAACTTTGACATCATTGAAGAGAAAATACTGACTAATGAGTCAAAACCGCAAGAAAAACAGGAAAATAGACCAAAAAGACCCATAAATAGACCAAATTTCGCTACTTCTTGGAAATAATTTCACTTTTTTGTATATATTTATATAAATATATGTATAATTATACTTACAAACACAAGGGAGAAAAAAATGAAAATTACACTAAAACAAAACAGAGATTGGGAAGATAACCTAACAGGAACTTATTGCATCTATCTAAATGGTAGAGAGGTTGGCAATGATGCTAACAGAGTAAGCTTCGATGCAGATAATGATTTAATGGGCATTAAAAATATTTCTGTTCAAAAAAGATATCAGCTTGAAGTCATCACAGGCGAAACTAAAACTGGAAAAACCTTTGAAATCTCTGGTGGTCGTAAAGCAGGTGGCAGACATAATGACTGGTGGTTAGAAGTTGATGGAGTAACTGTTTCTTATGCAGAAAATGCTAAGTGGTTAATTCAACTTCTTGTAGTTATTGAATGGGATGATGAGCAAATAGAATACTCAAACAATCTTTATAAAAAAGAATTAGCAAGGAGAACAGCATAATGCAGATTAATTTAACTAACTCACAGCTAAATTTAATCAATTCCTGCTTAGAAAGAATTCAATCTCAAAATGAGTTGGATATTGATTCTATAGGAACAGACAATGACAGGGTCATGATCATGAAAGGCGAGAATCTAAAAATACAAAGAGTATTAGATAAGATTCTTGCAGAACAACTTAAAGGGTTTGATCTTTACAGTAACAATGGGGTGGAATCATGAGTTACTTTCAAATCAATGATTCTGGAGTTGTTACTAATCCTAGAGTCGAGATTATTAAATTTCCTAAGTCTTATAAATTCAATATGAAATTTTATAAAGCTAAAATAGATGGTATTCAATACTATGGTCATAACTGGATGAATCCAGAAATGGGTTCTGGTGTTGGTTGTCATTGTTCTTTAGACTTTAATCATTCAGGAGTTCTTACTGGATTATCTCTAGCTGATTACAAAAGAGAAGTCATTCAAAATTGTGTCAATAAACTCATGCAGAAAAAATATTCTAAGACTAGCTCTTGCCCTAGTTGGTACAACAACTACACCGACAAGGTTATTGAAAAATTAGAAGAGTATTTTTATAACATCAAATAACTCAACCTAAAAATCTAAAAGGCTCTTAACTGAGCCTTTTTTATTTATATCTTGACATTTGCTATATAGACCATAGTGTTTTACTTGGATATATCTAACTTTAATGAGGTTTTTGTTTGGCTAACAAATTTGATTCGACAAATTATCCTACTCAAGTTCCTAGCGAATTACAGCTTGGGGATTTCTGGGCATGGAAAAGAGATGATCTTGCTAGTGATTATCCAGTAGCAGATTACTCACTATCTTATGAATTCAATTTAATTGATGGTGCAACTGCATCTAATTTTACTTTGACTGCAACAGAGTCAGGAGATGAATACATAATTTCAACCTCAAGCACCTCTTCATATGCTAAAGGCAACTACAACTGGATTTCTTACATCACTAGAAGCTCAGATTCAGCTAGAATTAAATTAGAAGAAGGTTTTGTAGAAGTACAAGACAATTATGCAACCACTTCTGCTTCAGTTAGAAGTCATGCAAAGAAAGTTCTAGACGCTATTGAAGCTGTGATTGAAAATAGAGCAACTATGGATCAGCAATCCATGAGCATAGCAGGAAGATCATTATCAAGAATGTCTATTAATGAACTTTTAACATTCAGAGATAGATATAAGTCAGAGTATTTACGAGAAGTTAAAAGAGCTAGAATTAAAAATGGTCGTGGCTCTGGAAACACAATAAAAGTTAATTTTGGACACAACGTCACAACACCTAAGAGTTATAAATAATGGCATGGTATAACAACATCTTTAATAGAACTGAAGTCAAGGCAAAAAAACGTCAAGCCTATAGAAGATCTTATTCTGGTGCTAATGCAGGAAGATTATTTGCAGATTTTTTAACTACTTCCACCAGTGCTGATGCTGAAATAAAAGACAACATACGAGTCCTTAGAGACAGAGCAAGAGAGTTAGCAAGAAACGATAGCTATATTGCTAGATACTTAAATCTGATGGTGTCTAATGTTATCGGTAAGCATGGCATAAGAGTTAGCTCTAAGGCGAGACTAGATGACCCTGTTAACATGGGTAAGCTAGACCTAAGAGCTAACCAGTCCATTGAGGAAGCATGGAACGAATGGACAAGATTAGGAAATTGCACAACTAACAAAAGATTAACATTCTTAGATTGTCAGAAAATCTTTATTGAATCTCTTTGCAGAGATGGTGAAGTTTTAATCAGAAAAATAAAAGATCTCAAATCACCTTTTGGTTTTAGAATTCAATTCTTAGAAGCAGATCATCTGGATGAAAATAAAAATGATTACTACAAAGAAACTGGTAATCGTATCAAGATGGGTGTTGAAGTAGATAAGTTTGATACACCTGTTGCCTATCACCTTTACAAAGATCATCCTTACGAAAGAACCTACCTAAACAAGAATCAACATATTAGAGTTCCTGCTGATGAAATCATTCATGCTTTCTTGCCACAGAGAGCAGAGCAAACTAGAGGTGTATCTTTGGTTGCAACAGCTATGGCTAATGTGAAGATGTATTCAGGCTATATGGAAGCAGAGGTCGTTGCAGCACGTGTATCTGCAAGTAAGATGGGATTCTTTGTAAGTCCAGATGGTGACGGTTACGTTGGTGATGGAGAATACGAAGACGGATTCAGTCCTACTATGAATGCTCAAGCAGGTGTATTTGAACAACTACCTGCAGGAATGGACTTTAGAGCATTTGACCCAAACCATCCTACATCTGCTTTTGAATCATTCACAAAAACTGT